TGGTTAATGAAATAATGACCATTGGTGATAGTACACTAGTCCCATGGCTAGTTGGTGATGAATGGAAAAAGATTAGTAAATTAAAAAGCAAATACGTGTTTGGACACTTTGAACTACCTAGCTTCTATATGAATGCTATGGTGCAGATGCCAGATCACGGAGAACTAAAAGCAGAACATTTTAAAAATCAAGAATATGTGTTTAGTGGACACTTTCACAAAAGACAAGTAAAAGGTCCTGTACATTATATTGGTAATGCACTACCACACAACTATGCAGATGCATGGGATGACGAACGTGGTATGATGATTTTAGAACACGGTGGGGAACCACAGTACATTAACTGGTGGAACTGTCCTAAGTATCGCACAGTTAAACTTAGTCAACTACTAGATGAGAAAGATACACTTATTAAACCTAAGATGTATTTGAGAGTTACACTAGACTTACCTATTAGTTACGAAGAAGCAAGTTTTATTAAAGAAACATTTATTAAAGAATATGAATGTAGAGAAATTACATTAATTCCTAGTACCAAAGATGACGAGATTAATAGTGAGATTGATATTGCACAGTTTGAAAGTGTTGATGAAATTGTAGCTAAAGAGATTGAAGCAATCGATTCAGACAACTTTGATAGGAAAAAACTGTTAGACATATATAGGGATCTAGGTAGAGATGATTAAAATTAAAGAATTAACAGTTAAGAATTTTATGAGTGTAGGTAATGCTACACAAGGAGTTGATTTCGATAGAGAACAACTAACGTTAGTGCTTGGTGAAAACTTAGATCAAGGAGGTGACGATTCAGGTTCCCGTAACGGTACAGGTAAAACTACGATAATTAACGCATTATCCTACGCCCTGTACGGCCAAGCACTAACTAACATTCGCAAAGACAATTTAGTTAACAAAACTAATAACAAAGCAATGTTAGTAACCCTCACGTTTGAAAAAGATGGTAGAAATTATCATATTGAGCGTGGACGTAAACCTAATTTGTTAAAATTTAGCATTGATGGTACTGATCAAGAGATTACAGACGAAAGTCAAGGCGATAGTCGTAAGACACAAGAGGATATCAACACGCTTCTTGGTATGAGTCATGATATGTTTAAGCATATTCTTGCACTTAACACATATACAGAGCCGTTTTTGTCATTAAAGAGCAACGATCAACGTGCAATCATTGAGCAACTGTTAGGTATTACTATATTAAGTGAGAAAGCTGACAAACTTAGAGAACAAACTAAGATTGTTAAAGACCAACTCACAGATGAAACTGCTAGACTTACGGCAGTAACAGCAAGTAATGAAAAAATTACAGAAAATATTGATAGGTTACATACAAGACGTAAAGCATGGATCTCTCAAAACAAACAAGACTGTGATAAACTTGACAAAGCAATTAAAGACTTAGAAAAACTAGACATTGACGCTGAACTAGAAGCACACGAGTTACTAAGTTCGTGGGCAGACAAAACAAATAAGCATAATAACTTGATCAAAGAAAGATCAACAGTTGAACGTGCATTAGAACAAGCTGACAAGAACATGAAAAAGTCTGGTAAAGAATTAGATGACTTAGAACATGCAAAGTGTTATGCTTGTGGACAAGACTTACACGATGAAAAGTTAGAAGAACTTAAAGAAAAGCTACAAACTGATTACGGTGATGCACACACATACCTAATTGAAATTGCTAGTAAGTTTGATAAGGTAATTAAAAAGATTGAAGACTTAGGCGACATTGAAAGTAAGCCTAACACATTTTATGAAAATGCTAAAGAAGCATATGAGCATCAACACAATGTTGAGAACTTAAAGATTGCTTTACAGGCAAAGAAGGATGAAGTTGATCCTTACCAAGAACAAATTGACGATTTAAAAGAAACTGCTATTCAAGAACTTAACTGGGAAACAGTAAATGAACTGACTAGTACTAAAGAACATCAAGACTTTTTGTATAAGTTGCTAACAAACAAAGATAGTTTTATTCGTAAGAAGATTATTGAACAAAACTTAGCATACTTAAACAACAGACTTACATATTACTTAGACAAAATAGGTTTACCACATACTGTAGTGTTTAAAAATGACCTAACAGTTGAAATACAACAACTAGGACAGGACTTAGACTTTGATAACTTGAGTAGAGGTGAACGTAATAGACTTATACTTGGTATGAGTTGGAGTTTCCGTGATGTATGGGAAAGTTTATATCAAAATATTAACTTACTATTCATTGATGAGCTTATTGATAGTGGTATGGACACAGCAGGTGTTGAAAGTTCTATTAGTATTCTTAAGAAAATGGCTAGAGAACGTGGTAAGAACGTATATCTAATTTCACACAAAGACGAACTAATGGGTAGAGTTACAAATGTACTTAAAGTTATAAAAGAAAACGGCTTTACTAGTTATGATAACGATATAGAAATACAATAATGACAGACGATACGCATGATCTACTTACAAAGGCTTATATGCAATACTATAAAGCCAATGAAGCGTTTGAAATTCGCAAAAGCGAACGTACTAAACGTGAAGCACGTAGGTGGTTAAGCGAAATTCGTCGTTTGTGTTCTACACGCAGAGTAGAAATCATGGACGACTTCACATCTAACAAGAAGAACCAGAATCAAGAGCAAGACACATAGGCTTAATGTAAGTAAGTTCATGCAGTGGACTTATAAAGGTAAGAAAATAGACGAACTTCCGGAAGATTGCGAAGCATTTGTTTATCTAATCACTAACATCACTGATAATCGCAAGTACGTAGGCAAAAAACTAGCTAAATTTAAGACAACTAAGCCACCACTCAAAGGCAGAAAAAACAAAAGACGCGGAACTAAAGAATCAGATTGGAGAGACTATTGGGGCTCCAGTGATAACTTATTAAGAGACGTTGAAGAATTAGGCACTGATAAATTCACCAGAGAAATATTACATTACTGTAAAAGCAGAGGCTTAGCAAGTTACTTAGAGGCTAAAGAACAGTTTGACCGTAGAGTACTAGAAACAGACGAGTATTATAACGGAATTATTAATGTACGGGTCGGCGGTTCTAAAATTCTAAAAGAAGAATTACGTAAATTATAGGCAAACATAGCAACATTGTTTGGTCGAGGTAGCTCGACTCGCTATGAACTTGTGGGAAATCCACCGGTGGATCTAGTGTGTTGCAAGGACAATACTAACTTAGGTATAAAAGATTGTGGCTCTGAGAAAAAGCAACCACAGAGTAAGTGATTTCGACTATTAGGGATTAACTGCTTTCCGCGTATTATGCGAATGCTGAAGTAGGGGGTATGCGGTACGCCGCCTCCGTGTAATTATATTACAATCTTCTTTAATAGATTGTGGCGATGCTCACTCAGATAATGTAGGAGTAGTCATTTTTTTTAATTCGTCCGGCAACGGGCGAATTGTGGCTCAACTATCTAGATAATGCTAAAGTGCTTCGCACTTATTATTCATACATTATTCCTTTATAACATTAAAAGATATAAGTGTTTGAGCGACAGCGAAAAACAACAAGTACGAAGTACTTGTTCTAAACAATTCACAACTATCGAACAACGAATCCACACAAACACTTGGAACAATTCAGATCGTGACTCTAATGTAAATCAGGATCACGTCCAAATCCAGGTTTGACACTACTAATTTCGACTATCTCTATTTCGAAATCACTGTGTGGGGACTGAATACGGAACATCTCTACGGCTTGGGTCGCTTCTTCCATACTATTGAGTCTAGCAACTTCATTACCGTCAGACATTATATTATAATGTGTAACCATATCAAATATTTAATGATAGTTTGCGACTAATTAAGTATAAATATATTATACAAAGGAGTTTACTATGAAAATTAATCAAATAGTTACAGAAACAGCAGTATCTGAGGCTCCTGGCGGAAGTGCCCTAGGTAACCTAGCAAGAAAAGCTGGCGCAAAAGTAGCAGGCGCCGTTGGCGCTAAAGGCACAGCGGCTGGCATGACGGGTAAAGTAGACCAAAACGCCAGAGCAAAAGAAATATTCACACAATATAGAGGCTATATGGGTCAAACTGGTGGTAATCCAAAACAACCAACAGCAGATCAAGTTATGGACTTTTTACAAAAACAAAAACTTCCAACAAAGCGTATGCAGGGTGTACAAGGACAAATGACTCCTAAACAAGTAGACGATTTGTTACAAGGAATTGCACAAGATTCGTTTAAAGGTGCGGCAGGACAAGCGGCAACTGCAAGTAGTCCAGCTAGTTTAGGTGATAAGTTTGGTTCAGCAAGTGCTCAAGGCGGTATACCGGCTGATTTACAAAAAGAAATTGACGCACTAAGTCCTCAAGACAAAGCAGAATTAGCAAAGTTACTATAAGGACTGAATAATGAAACTCAACGAAGTACTCACAAGCAAGACTCAAACTATATTAAATGAAGGCTGGCAAGATCTTAACGAAGCACAGCAAAATTATTTAACAAGGTTTGAATTAGAGCTTTGGCCACTGGTTGAGCAGTATTCAATACTAGCAGAAGCAGAACTTACACCAGATCAAATACAATCAATCTTCAAAGGTGCTGAAGAAACAGCAATGGCCAGTGGAGATAATAAAACTGCACTAGGTAAAGTTGGAGCGGCGGCTAAGTTACCCGTTGATCTAGCTAAGAAAGTTGATGCAAAAATTAATGAGCTAGGCAGACTAGCACAAAACGCAGGCCCAGTTAAAAATGCTGATGCAAAGTTTGAAGAACTTAAAAAGAAAATTGGTTCAAGCGACAGTAAAATTGTTGCAGGCGTTAATAAAATTAGTGATTGGGCAAAAGCTAATCCAGGTAAGGCAACACTAGCAGTAGGTATACTAACAACCATTGCGGCATTTGCAGGAGGACCACTAGGTGGTGCGGCCGCAGGTCTAGTACTACGTGGTACTAAAGATTTATTACAAGGTGAAAAACTTTCAACAGCAGTTGGTAAGTCAGTTAAAACAGCGGCATATGGTGCTCTTGTTGGAGCAGGCTTTAGATACTTGTCAGATAACATTATGGCCAACATGGCACTTGCAGATGAAGCTCAAGCAGATGCTATGATGAAAGGGTTTGAAGATGCAAACTTTGAAAAGGCAGTTGACGGTGCTATTGCTGATGCAGGATTTGATAAAGGTGTACTTGACGGTGCAATGCTTCATAAATCATCAGGTAACATTAACGGATTCTTTTACAACTACCACACAGTTTTTAAACCAGACGAACTTGCACAATATAAAGATTTAGTAGCGGCAACACAGTCAGTAAAAGTATTTTCGCCAGAGTATTATAAAGCGGCAGGACAACTGCACGAATTTCTTTCTGCAACACAAACAGCAAACTCAGATCTTACAACACTAGCACTTGCTATTAAAGACATTCCAAAAGATGCGTTAACAAGTGATCAGATAGATGCTGTAATTGCTGTACTTGATGATGGCGACAAAGCAATAGCGGCAGTTAACGATGCAGGCGGAGCAATAGCGGCGGCGGCACAAGGTGCGGCGGCAACAGTTGATGATGCTAAAAAAGAAATGCACAAAGTTAAACCTGTTGCACCAGAAGAAATGAAACAACTGGAACTTGATCTTAAAGGCGGAAGTGATGCAACACCTGTAGATAAAAACTTTGACAAGAGTCAAAAACTTTCAGACTTTGGAGCAGTAGGAGATAAAGCAGAATCAATTGATTATGAAGATGCATTTAACGAATACTTACAAGAAGCAGATCCAGCACAACAAGAACTACCATTAGACAATCCTAATTCACTAGGTGCTAAACTAAAACGTGGTGCAGGTAAAGTTGCAAGTAAAGCCGCAGGAGCAGTTAAGCAAGGTGCGGGAGCAGTTGCTAAAGGTGCCAAAGGAGCAGTTGGTGCAGTTAAGCAAGGTGCTAAAGATGTAGGTAACAAAGTTACTGCTAACAAACTTAATAAAGATTGGAAGAAGATGGGTGAACCAACTGATTCCGGTAGCATTGTAAATATTTTATCAGGTGCAGGATTAACTAACGATCAGATAAGCAGTATTGCAGGATCAACACAAGCACCAATTAGTCCAGACGAAGTAACTAAAGCTGATGCACAAACACCTACAGATGGTGCCGCAGACGCAACACAAGCGTCAACAGCAAGTGATAATACAAAAGACACACAAACACCAGCTAAACCAACTAAAGCACCAGCAGAACCTGCTCAAGCTGAGCCTACAAACACAGGTGCAAAGAACTTAGACAGTACAAATACTAAAGGCGCTCCAACTAAACCAGGCAAACAAGAACCATCTAGTAAACCAACAACGCCTAAAAAACCGGGTAGCAACACAGCTACACCTACACAAAGCAATGTTAAAGCACTAGCACAAAAAATTAAACAGTCTGGTGCAAATACAGACAGTATCAAACAAGACCTAGTAGGTGGTAGTACTACATCGCAAGGTAGCACAGTTGATTTGCCAGACTTAGCAACAAGAATTGCTAAAGCAGGTGTGCAGAAACAAGTACGACAGATGTTAATTGCAAAATGAAACAGTATTTAAAAAATCTAATTAACTGGCACGAACAACATATACATGATTTCCAAAAATGCACAAAGCTATCCGACTATCAAATGATGTGGACAGCCTTTGCTAAAGGAGCATTATTTTCGTGGGTTATATTTTATTTGATTTTCTGCTAAATCCTACCAGAACGGTTGCCCAGTCTTTTTAGCAGTCTCTAAGTTTTCTTTAATTAGTTTAGCGAATATTTCTCTATCTTCAGGACCCACTTGATACATTTCTTCAAGACTAATTGCACCACGCATGTACCAACACAGGCGTGCAAGTTCCATCTTGATGTTTTTTGTCTCGTTTTCTAGGTTGTCGACCAGTCTTAGGATATCCTCTAGAGACTTAGAAGCTATCCTTATACGAAAAAATTTGATTGATCAAACGAAACAGGCATTTCCCATTGCTTAGGTGCGCCTTCTTTGATTTCTTCTTCTGTTGCGTCAACTGTGATTGGCTCTAACGTAAACTTTTTCTTTTGTGATTCCATACTTTCAACAACAGAAGAATAAAACTTCTTGTCTGCATTTTGTATAAACTGTTGAATGTGTAATTTGTCAGTTACAACATCTTCACCTGTTTGGATCGATACAATTCCTTGCATGACCATATCAACTGTAATACTTGTTAAGCGTTGGAATGCTTGATTAAAGATTTCTAGTTTTTGTTCTTCTGTCATATCATCTTCTTGTATGACTGAAGCAATACGCTGTTCTTCAAAAGTCTTAGTTGCAACTTTTGTAAACTCACGATACGTTTGCGGCCTTACTGTAAGGGTAAGCTCGTCTATTGTAAGAGTATCATCAAACGCAACATTTTGAAACTTGTCAAGTACTACTCTTAAGTCTAGGTCAAATTTACGTTCTAGTTTTGTATTTGGGATTTTAGAAGTTAATTCTAATTTCTCCCCGTATGTGGCAATTCTAATAGCAACCAATAGTGTATCAATATCAAGTGTTGGTATGTCCCAACCGTTTTTAATATTAGGTACACAACTTTGGATAACATCAACTGTAGATTGACCGTTAAGTAATGCATCAGGAGTTTTAAACATAAGTTCATCTCTTGCCGTCATTGCATAAACAGGGAATTCCATATTGTCTGTTACTTCTAAACTTCCATTAGGATACCATCTGCCGTTGCTTGGCAACTTAATGTAAATTTTTGGTTGCCTAAAATACTTCTGTAACGGATTGGCTCCGCTTCTCTCTATTTCTGGCATGGTTTTTCTCCGGATAAATAATAAGTGTTCATATAGTATATTTATGAATCTGAGTTATATAGGTACTTAATAAATGGTTGATGTCACATACAGAGGCGGTGGAATGGATGGAGTTACTAGCAATGCGGCTAGTGAAGCTACTCTCCAACGTCTAGTTGCACTAATGGAAAAAGGCTCCAAGGGCGGTGGTGCGGCCACTGAAAAAATGGCAAATGACGTCAAAACCAAAGGCGTTGCTATATCCAAAGAAGATAACAAGGCTACAGCAGAAGGTACTGAAGCTAAGAAAGACGCAACCAAAGCACAGAAGAAACTTTCAGAACGAGTTAGAAATACTGCAAAAGCATTTGATAGATACTCATTAGGACTATTCAGCGGAATAGGTAATACTATCCAAACATTTGGTGGTCTTGGTAAAGAACTAATTGCTGGCGGTAATCGAATAAGTGACTTTGGACAGCATGTTACAGGACTAATATCAAAATTTCCTATTGTAGGCGGAGTGATTGGTCAGTTTGGCCAAACAATGCTAAATGTACTTGATAACCAAATTGACATGTACAGATCATTGTCTGGAGCAGGTATTGACTTTGGTTCTAGTATGTTTGAAATGCAAAGACGTGCCGCTGAAGCAGGATTAAACATGGCTACCTTAGCAGGTACAATACAAGAAAATTCACAGATGTTAGCAGTAGCATTTGGCGGCGCAACTACAGGTGCTGATAGATTTTCTAAAATTTCAAAATATGTACAGCAATCACAAACAGATTTTTCTAAACTAGGTATGACAATGGAAGATGTAACTGAATTTACAGCTGACTATATTGACTTACAAAGAATTCAAGGTAGATTGAAAGATCGTTCTGATAGAAGTCTTGCTAAAGGCACACAGAATTATATTATGCAACTTGATGCACTTGCTAAAATTACAGGTATGTCTAGAAAGCAAGCCGCAGAAGAATTAAAAGCTCAAAGTACTGATAAGAGATTACAAGCATTGTTCATGAACATGGATTCTAGCGTTCAAGAACAAATGAATGCTAGTTTAGCATTGATCAAAGGCGGAAGTCCAGAAATGGAAGACGCAATAAAAGAATTGATTGCAACTAACGGTGCTCCATTAAGTGACTTTGGAAAGAGTTTGCTACGAACTAATCCAGAGTTTGCAACAATGGCACAAGGATTGAGAGATGGTTCTTTATCAGCAGATGATTTTGCAGAGATGACTAACTTGCAAGTAGAAGAAGCAAAAAGGTTTGTTAAGGAAAATGCGGCAGTAATTGCACAATCACAAGCACTAGGTGATACTACATATGATGCTGTATTAGCACTAGCAAAAATGGGTGAAGTTGGTGGAAAACTTAGTGATGCAGAACAAAAACAATTAGATGCTATTGCGGCTAAAGATAAAACACTTACTGACTTTGATAGTATGATTGAAAAGATACGTAGTACTATCTTAGTTAAATTGCTTGACTCAGGTATATTTGACAAACTGCAAAAAGTAATGTCAGACCTTACAGCATGGTTCAACAAAGACGAAACACAAACATCTATTCAGGGATTTGTTGATAGACTAGGAACATTGTTTGACAACCTTGGTACAATGGTTGAAGACTTTAAAAAAGATTGGGGCAAGTTAAGCATTGGTGAACTAGTAACCAAGTATCTTATTAATCCTATCAAAACATTATTTGGTGCTGACACAGGTCCGCCACCAGGACATCCGGAGCATAATAAAAATGCAGGTTCGAAATCAAGTGGACTAATGGGAGGATTGTTTGAATCATTAGGTCCAATAATTGAAAAATTTGAATCGTGGGGTAAAGCATTAATGTGGGGCGGTATTGGTGCCGCGGCTGTATTAATTGGATTCACAGCGGCTGTTGCGGCTATGGCGGCTCCGTTAGCATTAGCAACGCCAGGCGTTTTGGCAATTGGAGTAGCATTTGCTGGAGTAGGTGTAGCAGGATTTGGAATTGCGGCGTTGATAGATTCGATCACCACATCTGTTGACAATGTTGCAGTTGGATTGAAAAAGTTTGAAGACCTTGATTCAAAAAAATTAGGTGACGTTGGTGGGGCCTTAAAACCACTTACAGATAATATTATGGGTCTTGCTAAAGGCGGTGTTGTTGCATCGTTTATGAGTGAAGGCGTATTAGAAAAAATTGCCGCAGGCGTTAAATCGTTTGAAGGTATTGATTCTAAATCAATGAAGGATATGGGGCCTGCATTAACTAGTTTACAAACAGGTATTGCGGCATTTACCGGTGACGGTATTATGGATAGCTTTAGTAAATTCATTGGCGGATTGTTTGGCAATGATGGTGGAATGAAAGATATGGCTGACGACCTTGAGGCGTTTGCTGATATTGATTCCGCTGGAATTAAAGCTATTGGAGATGGGTTACAAGGCATTGCGGCATATATTGAAACTATGGATGGTGCAAACCTTAAACAAGTAACCAAAAACTTAAAAGAATTAATTAAACAAATTGGACAATACAACGAAGAATACAAAAATATGGATGCTGAAACCAAAGCATCGTTTACTAAAGTATTAAATGTCAATAATGAGAGTCAAGATAAGTCGAGTAGCTTACTGAATCAGTTAAATAGTACTAACACACTTATATTAGATGAACTTAAAAAACAAACTAAAGGTGGAAAAGCTATGACAAACGCAATATCAGGAGCGGCATAATGAGTTGGAAACGTTATTTTACGCCAGTTCCAACAGGTTCTGCCCAAGACGGCAGTTATAGCCCACTTGGCGGAAGTACTAACCAAGGTATGGGTCCTGCCCAAGCAAACTATTCAAGTTACTTGCCAGATGTATATGTAGGTTCTCCAAATCGTGTTGAAAGATACGGACAATATAACACTATGGACAACGATAGTGAAGTAAATGCCGCATTAGATATTTTAGCAGAATTTACAACCCAAAAAAATACTTCAAACAGAAGTCCGTTTGTTATGGATTTCAAATCTGATGCAACTAATACAGAAGTACAAACACTTAAACTATACTTACAACAGTGGTGTAAAGTACAAAACTTTGAAACAAAAATGTTTCGTATTTTACGTAATGTATTCAAGTATGGTGATGCATTTTTTATTAGAGATCCAGAAACTAAAAAATGGCATTACATTGATCCTGCAAACGTTACAAAGAT